CATTGGTCGTCGTCCAGCCGGATGCAAAGGCCGTAACCGTACGGGTTGCTGCTTGTCTCCGGCATACCAGTGTCGTCGGTCTTCAGCGAAACGAGTGCCATGGTGTGCTCCTTAAACTTGCGTGCTGTAACCCTGCAGCATGTCAGTCAGCGCGTTCTTGCCGCTGGTGTCGGCAGCCGACAGATCCTTGGCCGCCGTCGCCATGGCCGGCATCTGCGCGGCCTGCTGCTGGGCGGCAATCGCCTTGCTGCGCTCGTCGCGGATGATGGCGACCTTGTCGTCGGCCACCACGGTGCTGGGGTCCACGCCGAACATATCGGCATAGCGGTCGACCACCTGGTCCTTGGACACTTTGTCCCACACGGTCAGGTCGCCGCTGCCGGCGGCCAGTTGCGCCACGCGGCCGAGGTAGCCGTCCAGCGCGCCGATGCCCACCATCTTCTGCGCCTGGGCCAGCGTGCTGATGAACTCGACCTTGAGGTCGATGCCGTTGAGCTCAGGTGGCGGGGGTGGCAGGAGGCCGGCCTCGACGATGCGCGCGAAGGTCAGGTCGATCTTCGGGTTGAGCATCTCGTAGTGCAGGCGTTCCAGCACCGGGCCGAGCATGAGCAGCTTCTCCTCGTGGCGCTCGGCTACCTCGGTGGCGGTCGCCGGCGTGGCCCGGTTGTCCTGCGAGATCATCAGGAACAGGTCGGCGTAGAACGCCTTGTTGATGCGCCCGCGTACGTCCTGGATGTCCAGCAGCAGGTGCTGCAGGTTCATGTTCGTGTCGAATAGCGGCTTGACCCCGGCGCCTTGGCCGTTGCCCGCCACGTGTGTGATCTCGCCAGGCAGGATGCCCACACCCATGCCGCGCTTGAGGCCCACAGCCTGCAGCGGGGGCTTGGTCATCAGGTCGATGCTCTGGCCCTTGCGCAGTTGCTCCTGCTGCAGCTGCTTGATCGAGCCCAGTGCGGTGAAGCTCGGACCGTTGCCGTAGATGTCGCCACCGCGCACGTGCCAGCGCGGGGCCAGCACCGGGAAGCGCTTGTAGCCCGACTCGCGCAGGAAGCGCTCGTCGTTGTCGCCCGGCTCCATGTAGCACGATGCAAACGGCATGTTGTAGGCGTCACGCTTGCGCACGTCGCGGTCGGTGCGGGGCTGGATCAGGTGGACCACCGGCACCCACTTGTCGTAGTTGCGGGTGTCCCACATGTTCTTGACCGTGGACGAGACCACCGACCAGTCGGGGGTGTTGGCCGCGTTGCCCTTGTAGACGAACTTCTCCACCACTTGCATGACCGTCATCTCGAACTCGCGCGCCAGGGTGTCCACCTTGCCCCTGTCGTTCGTGCCGATCGCGTATTCGCCCGCGGTCAGGACGTGGTGGTGGATGACCGTCTCGAAGTCCTCCTCGATGATCGAGGCCGCGGTGGCGAAGGCGCCCAGCTCCTCGTACATCGAGTGCAGCGCGTTGTAGGTGTTGGACTTGGCGTAGACATCGCGCATGAGCTCGGTGACATCGTCCAGCCACAGCCGCACCGGCGCGTACTCCATCAGGTCCTTGTCGGAGATCCCCAGCCGGAACCATGGCCGGGCCGGGCTGGTCATGCCGGCCATCATGCCGGCGGTGAGGATGTTGAGTGCGAAGGTGGCCGACTCGTCGTAGATCGAGTTGAACAGGCGGTCGCCCTTGTTGCGGTCTTGCGGGAAGTAGCGCCCCGAGTACGGCAGCAGGAAATCGGTGATGTCCCGATAGCGGTTGATCCACGTGGTGCGCTCGGTCCAAAGGGCGGACTTGCGCAGCATGTAGCGCTGTTTCTTCGGGATGGTGTCAAGCATGGTGCTCAGTTCCCCAGCAGCGTGTTCTTGCCCAGATTGAGCGTGCTGCCCGCGATGCCCTGGTTGCCGGTGAGCATGGTGGTGTTGAGCCCGCCCGAAGCGCCGGTCTGTGAAGCGCCGGTCTGCGCGGCGCGCGTGGCCCGGCGGGCCGTCTCGTCGGGCGCTTGCACGGCCTGTGGGGGCTTCTCGGGCGCGGGGATCTTAGGCGCGTCGGGCATCTTAGGCTGCATGGCCTGCAACAGCGCGACCGCGCCGAGCCCCACGACCGCGCCGGTGGCTAGGGCTCCGCTCATGGCATCTCTCCTATGACGATTTCATTGTGGCCCGTGCGCGACATCAGCCGCGCATGGTCGCCGGTGAATTCCTCCTCGGCCTGCTCCACCGTGCACGCGCTGGTGTGGAAAGACATGGTGACCCAGGTATCGGTGTGGGCGATGAACGCCTGCTTGCGCCCGGCTGCGGCCGGGATGACGGCGTAGCCCTCGATCTCCATCTCGCCCTCGCCCACCACCACGCTCACGTGGCCAGCCACAGCCAGCGTGGTGGGGATCTTGATGCGCGCACCGGTGAGCACGGTGCCTGCCGGGATCATGATGGTGCGGTGGTACATGCCGGCGTGTAGCACGTGGTGGGTGGAGATGGCCACTTGGGGCACCTCCAGCACGCGGTCCTCCACGGCCTGCACGCGCGCCATCGCCTCGGCCGACGAGGGCGGCAGCAGACCGCCGGGCAGGACAGTCATGAGGCTCATGGCGTGAGCTTCCTGAAAAACACCCGGTTCGACTCGCGGTAGCCCGCGGTGTGCTCCATCACTCGCGCCAGGCGCCCGCCGAGTGGGGCGCTGATGAGCAGCCCTGCGGCGCCGCGCTCGGCGGCAAAGCGCTCGGCGGTCTCGCGCAGGGCGTTCCCCGCGCCAGTGGAGCGCGCCGCCGGGGCGACGAAGTAGGACTCGACCACGCCCAGCACGGCGCTGTAGTGGGGGTTGCCGTAGACCAGCAAGGTCATGAAGCCCACCAGCGCCTCGCCCTCCATGGCGGCGAGCACTGTGAGCCCGCCCGTAGTAGCCAGCAGCCGGTAGGCGTCCGCATCGGCGTGGGGTCGGGGCAGGCCCTCGATGGCCGATTCCAGCGCGTAGGCGTCCAGCAGCTCAGGCGCGCACGGGTGCGCGAAGAACTCGTCGGGTGTGATGGTCTGGATGTGCATGGGCCTACCGCAAGTTTGCGTAGGGATTGTGTTCCGCCCCTCGGGTGTCAAGGGTACGGGTCATGCGCGCGTAGGGATCGTGCTCGCGGGCGCCGGCGCGCTGGGGTACGGGGGTGGGCTGGGCTTTCTTCTCGACCGGGTAGGCAAAGGACAGCGCCAGCGCATCGGCCCGGTTGGGGCTGGGCTGGCCGCGCTTCTTCATGTCCTTCTTGGCTTCGAGCTGGATCTTGCCATCCATGCGCGGCACGGTCTGCGGCGCGATCATCTCGTTGTAGAGCATCTTGCCCTCCTTGTCAGGGGACAGCGCACCACCTTTCTTGAGCCAGTCACGCATCTCCTTCCACATGAACGCGCGCAGGTTGAGGCAGCCCTGATCGGGCGATGCGCTGCCGAAGTCGGCCAGCAGCCAGTCGCGGCCCATGGTCTGCCCGGCGCTGTAGATGCCGGTGCCGTAGCCATGGTCGAGGATGACGCCATCGGCCTGGTGCTCGTCCTCCAGGTGCGCGAGGATGTTGGCCACCTGCACGTCGTTGTCGTTCTTGGGCATGACGCGCAGGACCTCGAAGCGCAGGCCTTGCCGCATGCCGATGACCAGATCGTCGTCACCCTCCCATGCGGGGTCGCAGGTCAGGATCTTGGGCGCGAAGTCGTATTGATCGGCGCGCAGGTGGCGGCCCAGTGCGGCGTCCGCGTCGGTCACGCTGATGAACTGCTTGGCCGACATGGCCGGGAACATGCCGCGCACGCGCACCTTGACGAAGTCCGAGTCCAGCCCGTAGTCGTCGACCCACTCCTGGATGGTGCGCTTGTTGGTGATCTGCACGCTGCGGCTGTCGATCTGGCGCGTGCCCCAGCGGTGGCGCTGGCCGTGGAAGCAGTCGTAGAACGCGCCGCTGTTCTGCGTGGGGTTTCCGAACGCGAAGAACATCGGCTCACCGTCGGTGAGGCCCCCCTCGGCCACTTCCCAGATAGTGTCGGGCACACCGCTGGCCTCGTCGAAGATGTAGAAGCTGGTCGAGTTGGCCGCGTGCTGGCCGGCGAAGGCCTCGCTGTTTTCCTCGCGGCAGGTCTGCGCGGTGCAGTACCACGCATCTGGGTGATCCTTGTGCACCATCTTCATCGATCCCCGGCCGGTGCTCACGTCGAACCAGTGGCCGGTGATGCACTTCTTGGTCCACTTGGCGATCTCGGCCCAGGTCTTGGTCTCAAGCTGCGGCGCAGTCGTGGCGGTCACGGTGCCCTTGGCGTAGGGCCTGGTCGACATGAGCCAGTCCACAACCCAGGCGGTGATGGCAGATTTGCCGATGCCGTGGCCGCTGGCAATGGCCTCGCGGATAGCCTGCACGGCGTGTACGCCGTCGAAGCCCCGCTCGCGCACCTGCTGCCCGATGCGGTCCAGCAGTTCGCAGGCCCAGGCGTCCGGGCCGAACTTGCTGTCGTAGGCGAAGCACCACGGCTCGGGCAGCTCCACCATCTGCAGCGCGGGGTCGGTGTCCCACTCGTAAGCAAACAGGACGAAGCCCAGCGGATCGGCGTAGAAGCGCGCGACCTCGTCGGCCACTTCGAGGTCAACCTGCGAGGTCGCTGCCATCGTCGGAGCCGGTGGTGCGCTGGCGGGCGCGGGCGAGGCGTTCGGCCAGGCCTACGTCCACCTTGCCCGCCAGTTCGAGCCGGTCGCCGTACTTCTTCGGGGACCACTTGGCCAAGAGCTTGAGCCGGGTCTCGATCTGCAACTTACGGTGCCCGAGCATGTCGCTGCGTTTAGTCTTGACACCGGTCTCCGACTCCTCAACCTCTATGCCCTCAAGCGGGGTGTCGGCAATCGCCAGTGCTTCTTCGGCGATGGCGTCGAAGCCAAGTTCTCGCGCACGCGCGATGGATGCTGCGAAGTCCTTGTGCTCGTCTAGCCAGCCATAGACCGTCCTCCACGCCGGCATGTGGTCGTCGCGGCAAATCGCGCGTAACGGCTCGCCGTTCGAGATGCGCTCGACGATCTCCGCAGCGAGGGCCTCGGTGTAGGTGCTCTTTTGTCCCATGCCGCCACGATACGGCCCTCCAGCGCTCTCAAGGGTACGGCTTGCGCTTGGCGATGGCCTGGCAGCGCCGAGCGCCCTGGGCGACCTTGGCCACGGTCTGCTTGTGCACATCGAACTTGGCCGCCAGCAGCCGGTAGCTCAGCCCCGACTTGGTCAGCGCCGCCTCGACCTCGCGCTGCACGGCGCCGGCGGCGGTCATGCGAGCGATCAACGCCTCGCGCTCCTCCAGGAACTCCCACAGCAGCCCAACGTCATGGTCGCTGAGCACGGCGCGGGGGTGGTCCTCGCCGATTCTACGGCCCCTCTCGTTGATTTTTACAAGTTTCAGCATTGTCCAGTTGTCCCCGTTAAAAATGGGAATTATATAGATGACTTGCTGCGCTGAATTTTATTCGACCGGCGCACGCGCTTTTTCGCCGGTTTGCTTTTCGGCTTTGGCCGATAGGCCAGCACGACATCGACCATCGCGTCTAGCGCCTTCGGTGGCGTCGGTGCGTTCATGCGGTCAACTCCTTGTACGTGATGCGCTTGCCTGCCGTTGCGAGGATCATCGAATCGAGCCGCGCGAGTGTCTGCCGCTTGACGTTGCCCGCGTTCAGCCGGAAAGAAAATTCGTTGACGTAGCGGCCAAGGTGCTTGTGGCTGGTATGGTGGTAGACACCGATTACGCCGCGCTTCATTAACGCGAAAACGCTTTCTATGCCGTTCGTGGTGACGTTGCCGCGCACGTATTCGCCTGCCGTGTGGTTGACCGAATCATGGCCGAAGAACAGGCCACCGATGCCATCGTAAACGGCCGCATCGTCGGTGTTGAGCATCGCGCCGACTTCGACATTCGCATGGATGGCACGATGCACCGTATCCATGCCGGTGTCGGCAACGGGAGCCGCGAACGTCCTGCCGCCACGCTCACGCATGCCGAGCACAGCGGCTTTACCCACTGCACCGCGCCCGGCCTTGAGCTTTTTTCCTTCGTGCTTGTTCCCCTCTTTCCCGCCGAAATAGGTTTCATCAATCTCGACGATGCCACGCAGCTTGTCGATGTCCGCGCCGCAGGCTTCGCGGAGCCGGTGCAGAACGAACCACGCGGACTTTTGCGTGATGCCGATTTCCTTCGACAGTTGCAGGCTGCTGATGCCCTCGCGCGCAGTGAGCAGGAGATACATCGCGTGCAGCCATTTGTGCAGCGGGACGTGCGAACGCTCGAAAATGGTTCCGGTGCGAACGCTGAACGCCTCTTTGCATTGCAGGCAGCGATACAGTCCCGGCGAGTGGTTGCCGATGCGATCAGTCAGCCCGCAGATCGGGCAGCGCGCGCCCTTGGGCCAGAGCCGGGATTCGAGATAAGTTCGCGCCGTTTCCTGATCGGGGAACATGGCGAACAGTTGCGCAGTGCTGATAGTGATTTTGTCATTCATGGCATTACTCCGGGTCGCGGGATTCTAGGGTCAGGCCGGCGCGATAGCCGCGCCCGAGTGCGGCGCGTTGCGGGTCGCTTGATTCGGCAGCGGAGAACCATAGATCATGCTCTGCCTCAGTGCCGAACCGTTCGCCGTGGTGTGCGCGGCGCAGTCCGCGCATGTATCCAGCCCACCATTCAGCGCGGGCCGGATCGGGCTCAACACGCCGCAGCGTGTCGGCCCGGCGCATCAGGGATGCAAATTTGCTCACTGCTCGTCCAACTCGCGACGGTCGGCAGCGTTACGGCGGCGCAGTTCGCGGCGGATCACGGCAGGCAGTGTTTCAGGGGTGGCCATCAGCGTGTTGCCGGTGCTGTTCAGACCATCGCAGACCTGCGGGTAACGCCCGGCGCTGTCGCGGATGCGGACATAACCGGCCTGCCCGCTGGACGTGTGCGGAGCGAAATACGTGGTGCAGGTGCGCTCGCCGGAGAACGGGTCGTCACGCTCAACTGTGACGTTGTTGGAATCAACTGTGATTTTGGTTTTCATCTGGAACTCCTCACCAGGCTACCGGCTGGTGTCGGCGGGATCGTCGATCCCATGAATTTAATTATACGCGGATTGCCGTGCAAGTCAAGTACTATTTGCAAGCATTGTCCAGTTGTCCCCGTTAAAAATCACTACTTGCACACTTTTATCCCTGCACAATGCACATTCTCTATAGAGAGAATGTGCATTTGTGCAATGTGCACGGCACAAGTTGTGCACATTTGTGCAAGCTTGTGCAATGTGCATTGCCCAACTTGCATATCTTTGCGCGTAGTTTTATGCATTTTCACCCTCATCTACCGGGCCGTACCTCGTGCCTTTGCACACCAGCACCCCTTTTTGGATCAGCTTCTCCAGCGCCAGTCGGTGGTGCTGCCAGCGCAAATCCCGCTTGGCGTTCTGGTCCAGCAGCGCCTGGCGCAACACTTCCTCCTTGATCTCCATCTCGGTCGGTCCCTCACCGTTAACGTCGATCAGGTCCAGCGCGATCTTGTAGACCAGAGCCTCGTTCTTCCCGCCAGGCCCTTTGTGCATAACGGCCGCGGCGGTGTGCTCGATCACGCAGGAGTCAATGACATCGCCCTTGGCGTCCATGCCGACGGGCACCGTGATCAGCTTGAAGCC